TTCAATCAAATGAGCGACAATAGGTTTTATTATATTCTCTACCTCAATATGGTACGAGGTCGGGTTATATAAGTCTATAATTAGATTATTGAAATAATTACGAATCTTAATTTTTTTTAGACTGCTAAATTTTAAATCATTAATTATAGATTTAGAGTCATTTAAAATATTTTCATGTAAAGGATCTTCGATGAAAGTGTGTACTACTTTTTTTATTTCATTCGAAGTAATACTTTTTTTATTTAAAGCTTCTTCCCAATTTTTATAGTCTACCGTATCACATCCTTTATTATATAAATTATTAATCAAAATATTATAAATAGAACAAGGGTTGAAATTTTTATTTGGATATAATTTGTTTATAGTAGTTGATATTTCACCAATTACTTGACTATCTTGATTATTTTCTTGTAAAGCGGGCGTTATAAAAGAGATATCAGAGGGAGGAGAGTCTAAATTCAAATCTTTAATACAATTCTCCAATATTTCTTTTTCTGAAGGAATTAGATCATTAATTTTAATTTTATCTAGTTTCATTTTTGGATCAGCTAGGTTCAGGCTAAATCCAAATTGTGAAACTAAATTAAGACTTTTGATGCTTGGTCTTAATGAATTATTTTTATAATTCGATAAAATTTTTCCAAATATTGTTTCTCCATTAGTTTTTGTAACTGCAATCTTATTTATAGATAATTTTTTCTCAGTTAGGCATTTAATTTGAAAATAGTCAAATTCTAAAGGTTTCTTAGAAGTAGAATCTACGGATATTACATCTTCATGTAACTCTACAAATACCGCATGATCTAAATTTAAAGAATATTTCTCTAAAGCATGTAGTAGAGCCCAATGATATTGATATCTATATTTATTAAATGTTTGTGAACCAGATTTTTCACGCTGTTGTTGAAATAAAGGATTATTAATATTATCTGTCATTATTTTTACCGTCTAGATTTTATATATCTCGATATAAACCAATAACTTTTCCAATCAATTTACATTCTTTTCGAAGCTCAATGATTTTCTCGTGCCATTTAGGGTTCAAGGGTTCTAAAAACATACCGTTGCTTTCAACTATCAATTTCTTAAAAGTTGCGTCTGCTTCTCCATCACATGCAACAATAACTAAATCACCTGTCTTTAAATTATTTGTCTTAAAATTAGGATTTATATAGATTTTATCATTAGGTCTAAAGTCTGGAAGCATTGACTCACCAATGACTGTTAACCCATAACCATCTTTTCCACATTTAGGATTAGCTGGAAGCCACTCTTCAAATTGTGTTGATTCTATTTCTGGCCATATTTTAGCTGTTGACCATGAAATAACAGGAATGGCTTTACCTAAATTGGGAGCTGAATTTTTTATATCATGATTGAAATTTGTTCCATGATCTAAGTAACTAATATCAATATGAAAAGTATCAGCTAAAACTTGTAGTTTCTCCTCTCTTGGTTTTGCTCTTCCTAATGTATAGCGACGAGCCATCTCATAAGTTACACCAATCGTATCTTTTAACTGATTAACAGTTTGGATAGGCGAGCCCTCTTTTTCCATCAGCTCTTTTAACCGATTAGCAAAATCCAGGTATTTAGGCTGTGGCATCGAAACTTGTCCATTTTCTACATAAGGTAG